AATAAAATCTGCCATCTAAAACTCCTACCTGTCGCCACTATGCGATTACAGGACATTTAAATAATGACTGGTAGAGCTTGTCTCCTCCATTTCCAGCCGCCTAACGTTCTGCGTATGAAGCCTTCTGTTCTTGTTTCAGCTTCTCAGACCGTTTATTCACCCAGGCATCAGCAGCAGTGGGAAAATCCCCTGAGCATCCGTCTAGTTTGAATCTAGTTGCACTGATTGTCCTTTGTGCCTTAAGGTTACACACCTGACAACCAGTCTCTTTATCTTCGTATTCCGTGTACTTCTCGGTTATATGTCCGTTTTCACAGATAAAATCGTAATATCGCTTCATTCTTCACCCTGTAAAACGTCATAAGCCTCTTTTGACACATTCTCTAAGGATAAGAGCCAGTCCATAATGGATATCTCGCCCTTTTTAAACCATAGATCCTCTGTAGAAGTTATGTTTCCTACTTGGTTTATTGCTTCTTTCATCTCTTTAACATCATCAATCAGGTCTTTCCATGCCTGAGAGGACATTAAAGCGAAACGATCTTCGTAATATCTCTGTAATTCTTTGTCCATATAGCCTTTGTCCTCACGGAAGCTGTGTTAGATGCGATTATACCACATCTGTTGTAAAAAAGCAACAGTTTTATTGCATATTTGCGAGATTTTTTGACTTTTCGTGCATTTGCATCTCAACAATCTTGCCTTTGTTGTTAATATCTTTCTCTTTTAGCATCAATTCTGCAATCTTTGCTCGTTGAGCGAACTGTTCTGTCCCTGCTTGGTCACTCATGTTCTGGCTCAGAGCGTTTACCAGCTTGGCTTGAGTCTCTTGAGGCACAGCTTTAGCTTTCTCCATAGACAACAAAGCGTCAGCTTGTGCTTTCTGTGAATCAGCCTGTGTTTTAGCCAACAATGCCTGTTTAGTTTGCATATCCAACTGAGCGGAAGCCATAGCCATCTGCTCTTGTTGCGGATTTGGTTGCGACATTTGATCCAACTGAGCGATAAGCTCTTCCTTGTTGTGCAAAGAGGAGTTACTGATAACACCTTTTAGCAAAACAGGGGTAATAGGACTGTTAGGACCCAGTGTCTGCATCAAACCGATAAACTGTTGTTGCTCAAACTCCCGTGCCACCATACCCATAGTAGCTGTAGGCAGGAAGTTAAAATCCTTGACAGGGTAACGGTCAGGAGCAAACTGCATGAAACGGTAAGCAGCCTTCTTAATCATAGGAATCAAGAAGTCTTCTTGGAAGTTCATCAGTGTTCTCTTGTTTTTCTTGAGAATCCCTGATAAAGCCATTGACAAGCCAGCTCCTCCTGCATCACCGCCAGCGACTTGTGTAGGCATGCTAGAGCTGTCCATAGTTCCAGTTGCTTGGAGCAACATTCTCTCAAAAGCCTTAGCTGTTTCTGCGTTAGAAGCATCTGTTGTTCCAAACTTGAAGGGATAAAGAATCTCTTGAGGGTTACCGTTAGTAAGAATATTCTTCCCAGGCTTAATCTCAAACTTAGCGCCACGGGGCATCCGTGTGGCATCCATCCCCATCATTGGAGAAGTGGTCAAAGCCAAAGAATCCAGATGACTACGCATCTGAGCGTCTAAAGCCTTCTGCATGTTGTAACCCTTCTCAGCCGTACCACGACCAAAGAAGAAGTTAGGAACAGAATCAGATTGATAAGCGCCTAAAGGACGATCCTGCATCATGTAAGGAGTGGCTTCAGCCTTGAGCAAATGCTCACCGTTGGCAATCACAACCACAGCTTCAACCAAATCAGAATAATCATCAGCAGCAGAATCTTCTGGGAAAAGGTCAGCAACTTCAGCTCCATCGTTCTCCAAGCCATCCAGATATTCCCTTGGGACCAGACCGTAGTAACGAATCAATAGTACCTTGTCTTCCTTGAAAGCATCGTCACTTGTTGGATTCAAGTCGTCAGTCTCATAAATAGGGCCAATATCACATTGACGGTATTTACCTTCTTCAATCCCCTTAACAATCGTGTGCAACGACACATACTCTTCCACCGCTACACCCAAAGCATCATCAATGCTCACAGCATTAGGGTCAATCAGGAAGTTCTTAGGATTAACAGGTTTTAGTTTTAGACTTACACGAATAGACTCAGTAACACCAATAGCTGATACCTGTGAACCAGGAATAGCCTGTGTTGCTGGCTTCAACTCTTTGGTTTCTTTAACCATCCATTCGCCAATACCTGTACCATAGATTTCAGCTAACAGTACAATATCATCAATAGCTTTTTCTACACGATCCTTCTTAAAGTCTTCGTGCATCATGTTCTTCATGATTTCAACATCAGTTGACTGTTCGTCAGCCATGTTGTCTTCGATGTCAAACAGGTAACCACGAGAGAACACAGCCTCTGCAATCTCTGCTTGTTTGGCTTCAATGGCTTGCTGTAATGCAGGGGTAATAATACGACTACGCTCTGAGTCACGGGTCTTATCACCTGCATCCCACTCACCACGCCACAGACGCTCGTACTCTTCCCATTTGGACAGGAAGTTAGTGTTACGCCAATCACGCCATTGGTCTGTCTTCTCAACCACAAAGTCTAACAACTCTTTCTCAGAGTCAGTTAACGGTTTATAGTTCTCGTTTGTGTTATTTTCCATTTATACCTCAATAGCCCGAAATTTGATCGAGTGGTTGATAATCCTCTTCACCATAGTCGTCCATAAAGTCTGTTACACCAATCTGGTCAACATACGCTAAGGCATCCACTAAGTCATCGTGTACCTGTGGATTACCAAAGTTCAATAACTGGTCCTCAAACTCTTTGTTCCAGTGACCCTTATTCAATGTAATCCGTCCGTGCTCCATGCGCCCCTGTAAAGCCCATACAACACGATCCACCTTCTTCTTATTCCCGTGTGTCAGTTCTCTAACACTAACAAACTGATTCCAGTTACGCATCAAGTCTGTCAGGTAAGGCATCACAGCATTCTTAGCCATCCCACGCTCAATACCAACTAAAGCAATCCCGTGGTCCTTAGCCAGTCTCAGTATCTTTCCAGAAGTCTCTTTAATGTCCCACCTTCCAGATACAATCTCCTTAACCCACCAACCCTCACTGTGAATCTTCACAATGGCAATAGCTGTCTGATCTAAATGCTTCTTCTTGTTACTGTCCTTAGCTACATCCTCAAAACCAGCTAAGTCAACCGCCATATAGAAGTTACCGTCATACGGCTCCTCCTCATCAATCTTTATCCATTCCTGCTTAAATAAACCAGATCCAGCATTATCAAAAGAAGCTAAATACTCCTGGTTGAACGCAAAAGTAGATAATGTCTTTTTAGCAGCCTCAATTTCTTTAGGGTCAATAGTCTCGTTATCAGCCGTAGTGAACGCCCAAGACTTCCATTCATTGTCCTCATCTTTGTTGGCATAATTGAATATGTCATAAAACCAATTACGTCCAGTAGGAGTAGAAATAAATAAAGCTGAACCCTTCTTGTCAGACAAAGACGCTCGTATAATCTTCTCCCATACCTCGTGCTTAATGAACGCACACTCGTCCAGGACCGCATAATACAAACTTAAACCACGTAAGGTATCAGCATTATCAGCACCACGGACATGTATCTTCCTACCATTGATTAAAGTAATGTCCAAGTTGTTGATATGAGCAGCCTTAATAATAGGCTTACCAAGATCCATTAGAACGTCCCAGATGATCTGTCTGGACTGACCTAGGGTAGGGGATACATACAACACAGCAGCTCCTTCTGGAGCCTCTAAAGCCTTTATAAGCAGCGTTACAGCAGCCATACGACTCTTACCACAACGCCTACCAGCAGCTACGATCTTAAACCGTGTAGGATCTTTGAAGACCTCTTGCTGCCATTTCAGTAACTTAAAGTTAAGATCAGCCATTAATATCCTCCACATCCACTACATCAGTGGATACTTCCGTGGCTTCTACCGTGGGGCCTGTAATCCCAGATATGCTGATATTAATCGTTGGCCTGCTCTCAGAGTTCTTATCCTTGTCAAAGTAACTCATGGGCAGTTGCCTGTCTAAACACATCTTCAACGCTGCCATCTGCCCAGGATGATTGTCATCCAATGCTATCCGTATAACCGTATCAATAACCCGTGTACCGCTTGTGGCTAATAACCTCGCCTTAAGCTCCTGAATTCTTCCAGCGTCACCCTGTGGTCTACCAACCTTGTTACGCTTCTTGAATACCTCAATCTCTGATTTTCTTGGCCTACCTGCCTTACGCTTTGGCTTGGCCTCGGTTACTGTCTCGGTCATGCTTTTCCTTTTCGGGGCATTGTTTGTTACTCTGGAGTTTTACACAGGGTCCAGAGCTGTTAGAGTTATACACAAATAAAATAAATCTTTAATTGTAAATCTATTAAAAGTTAAGCTACTTTAAAGTAGCTACTCTAAAGACTCTTAAGCGGTAGTGTCTTAAGTTCTTTAGTTATTAACTGTTTATTGTTACTTTCTACTCTACAGAGTTCTAAGACTACTGATTAAGTGTATTTACTATTAATTGTTTCTCTTAGATTCGCTGTAGTTATCATTAGTATTCATTATAGCACACTTTTGAGTACTTGTCAAGCAAAAGTATATAGTGTTGTTATTATACAACATATACTTCAAAGACCCTGAGTGAGCAACTTCAGAGACTATCAACTCCCTTGCAGGTGCTCAGGAGGCTCTTTGATACCTCATTTGACATAATACATTATACAATATTCTTAAGTGTTAGGCTTTAAAGTACTC